ATGGGGGTATTAGGGGTTTTGGGTTACATGTATGATTTTATTAAGGCAATTATAAAAATTAAAATGATAACAGCCAATACTATTGATATAAAAACGGCGATTGCTATAAAACAAGCCCACAAAGCTCCTTTTATGCCGTTCTTTTCATAATGAATTCCAGCATAAAAAGCTATAAAAATCCAAACTATCGGAACGCCGTTACTATATTCCAATTTTTGCCCCTTGATTCGTCAACGCTTTTTCATTGTAACCGTCATACATCAAATTCTGCGGACTCTCTCCGCCCATCTTCAGAACTTGACCGCCGCTCTCTTTCCGCTCTGCTGCCGTCGGTGTCGGTGTGGCCACTGCTTCTTTATACGGATTGTATATGCCGTTCTCTACAAACTCAAGACATTGGGTTTTGCTGAAGCCTTTAATCGCTGTTCCTTGGTCTGTGTAGCAGGTGCAGCGGTCGGCGTTTTTGACGCAAGCGACTGGATAGGGCATGGTTTTTACTGCTTTGTTGTATTGGTCATATATCGGGGCTGTGTGGGGTTGGCCGTCTATGGCTGGCTTATAATCGTCTTCAGTCAGGTGTGGCCGCTGCTGCTGCGGCTCGGGCGTTGGCTGCGCTTCGGGGTATTGCCCCGTCCCGTGCGTCCCGTTTTGGGCTTGCGCCCCCACCGTGCCGCCCGTTTCGGGGCTTGCCGCTGGCGCGGCAACTTCCTGCTGCGCCGTGGGGGTCGGTGTGGTTTTTTTGAAGTCTCCCCAAAAGTCATAAAAGCCCCAAAGGCCGCCGATTATCATCAAAAGTATGACAGGAATCAGGTAAAAGACTTTGCTGCGGCCTGTTTTGATTTTGGTGTGTTCTTCGGCTGATTTGTATAGGCCGTAGACGCTTTTATCCAGCTTGTACACGCTTTTGAGTGCGTCTCTTACGTCTGCTCTGCTTTCTGGATTCTTCGCTCCGCCTGTACTCCATTCCAATTTGCGCCTTACGCCTAGTTCGGTCTTGCTCACATGGGTGTGATGCTCAATTAGGCTTCTTAAATTCGCATCAATCAGTCTTGGGTGCTGGGTAATAAAAAAGAAGTCTAGGCCGCGATGGCGGTGGGTTTCAAGCTCTGAAACATAATCAGGTACTTTTGAGCCACTCGGGCGCGGCCTAAAGATGCGCTGGCATTCGTCAACAACGATGATCGCGCCTGTAGGAGCCCACTTCGGCCACGTTTGAATGCTTTCGCCCTCGGGTATTTGTTCGTGTGGGATTTTTAAATCTGGAATACCGTCTATAAACAACGGGCGGTTTTTAAGGTCGGGACGTTTTGCGAGCATGGAAACGACGTTTAGAGTTTTGCCTGAGCCGGGTACGCCTGTGAAAAGATATAACATGTTTTTTCCTCTTTATTTTTTGGATATGCCTGCTGCCAGTTTGGTCAGGGTTTTTGTGGAAATTACAAAGGCAAATGCGCCGATTATCCAATTCAGCACTACGCCCAATCCTGCGATATAGGCGATTTGCAAGGCTTCTTTGGGTATGCTGTTCAGATTTTCTGAAATGGCCGAGACTATGCGGCTCTGAACTTCGTTCAGGCCGACATAGGTTACAAACGACAGGCCGAACGCGGATATTAGTCTGCCTGCCACGGTCATCAGCACTGCGGTTATGATGTTTCCAATGTTCATATCAGTCTTTCAAAGATGAATAAACGAAAAATGAACAGGATACGATTGTGATTAGTATCAGAATCGGCCTTATTTTTCGGGCAAAATCGCATAGGGGGTCATATGAAAATTCATGTTGGCCGAACATGCCGAAATCTACGGTTCTCGGCTCTGGGCATACGCCGTCAACTGAAAATATATCGGCTGGTTTAAAGTCTAAATCTACGGTTTGGGTTGGTATATTGGGGTCTTCATAGGCTGTATTTTCCTGCGGTGGTTGGTCTTCTTTAGGCTTGTTTGGCACGGTCGGATTATCGGGTGTGATAGGTGCGCTTGGGTTGTTTGGGCTAGTCGGTGTCGTTGGTGTGGTCGGACTTGTCGGGCTTGTCGGTGTGGTTGGGGTACTTGGGTTGTTGGGTATCAACGAGCTTCGCGTTGGGGCTTGTGGGCTGTTCGGTACGAGGTCGGGACGGGGAATAAAGCTTGTTGTTACGCTGCCGTCTTTGTTTATCGTGATTTGGGTCTGCTGCGGTGTGTTTGAGCCTGACGGAGTATAAGGGGCAGTAGTAGCCGTTGCCGGTGTGAACTCGGTCGATGTTGTCGAATCGGGTACGACGTTGCCCATTTTGGCGAGCTGGTTCATCAGTTCGTTATGGTTGGTTTGTTGGTTCTCAAGCATACGCTTAAGAATGTCTAACATTTCCTGTTGGGTTAGTTGGAAGTCTTTGGTGTTTACTTCGGGTATTTTTGTTGCTTCATCAGGAATTTTTGAATCAAAATCGTAGACTGAAGTGCTTAAGATATCGTAATAATCTTTTTCACCAGTAAATTTAAATTTATAATTCAAAAAAATGTCTTCGCCTTTTATTTTTAATTTAATCTCATTAATTTTTTTGTCATTTGAAATATTTCCATCATCATATCTTCCAACCGGAGAATCTGAATAGCCTGAAACCCATTGGATATGTTCACAACAACCATCAACCCAATTACCATTGTCGTCCATTCTTAAAGCGGTTTCTTTAAATCTCACAAAAAACCTATATTTTGTTTTACCGTTTTCATTTTTTGTAGGCGGAAGTTGTGCTGCTTCTTGTGCTGCTTTGGCTTTGGCGGCTGCTTCTGCTGCTTTTTTTGCTGCGGCGTGGGCTACTGCTTTTTGATAGTTGCCTGCTTTTTCTGCTTGGGCTTGGGCGGCTTGTTGTTGAGCAGCTATTTGGCCTAATTGTTGTCCGCTTGAGTTGTTTCTAAGACCTGTTTTATCTAAAAAATTATTAATACCGTTGCCAAGTCCAGTTATATCTAACGACGCTAGACCTGATAACAACGCGCCAACTGAATTTCTAGCAGCATCGCCCCAGTCTCCTGCTTTAATATCTCTATATGCCCAAGCTGCATAGTCAGAACCAATAGCTCCGCCAGCTGCTGATAATCCTGCAAGTGTGCCACCAATCGCCATCTCAACCCTACCCGTATTTACGCGCTGATTTACCTGCGTATTAACCGTGGCATTGTTGCCGTATCCGTCTGTGACGGTTACGCGCTGCCCCTGTGTTCCGGTGATTTGGCCGCCTCCGCTGCTTACTGTCGGTTTGCCTGTTGAGTTTGTTTGTACTTTCCAAACGCCTGTCTCTCTGTTGTATCCCATTTGCTCGAGTTTTTGGGCTGATGGAAAGCCTACGTTTTGGTGGTGTGCAGGTGGGGGTAGTTGCGCGTCTGCGTTTACTTGAGCATGAGGAACGACAACGCCCAGCAGCAGAACAGGTAGGGGGCGGCGGCAATTAAAAATAAAATTTCGGGGAGCATTATTCTTCATCTCTTTCTTTCAGTATTTTTAGGGTTGAAATTACTGCGCGGATAATCCAAACGACTACAAACGCGCCTAACAGGGCTATTCCTACTTCCCTGCCTGCGTTTGTGTATTCGTTTGGATCACATTGGGGAAATGTGAGTTTTATCGGGTACTCGTAACCGTTTTGTTTGTATGTCCAAGTCCTGCCATTAAAAACGGGGTGATGTAGCACCCCGTCTTTATCTATGGTCGGTACGACTTGGGTCATCACGTTGTTCACTGCTTCGGCTTCTGTTCCGTAGCAGATTCTGCCTACTTGATAACCCATGTCGTTTCCTTAGGCTTTGGATACTGCGCGTTTGATTACGCCGATTACAACGATTGCCACGGCGATGCCGATAATCACGCCACCAAGGGCTACAATGCCCGTTTTCAGGTTGCCGATTTCGGTTTGTGCGGATTCCAATGGTGAGCTATCAGCCCAAACGGGAGCAGACATTACGGCTACTGCTACGGTTGCAGCAGCGTTACGCGCTGCGGTTTTCAGTTTCATGATATTCATGATTTTTTCCTTTAAGTGAGTTAAAAAATTTTGTGGCCGTTTTTAGGGGTCTGATTCATGGGAAACGGCCAAACCCTGAATTTTGTTTGTGCGTTAAATTTCGTCATAGTAATAGACGTTGTCTTTAAAGGCGCGCGGATGTATTTCCAGCGTTACGACTTGGTCGCGCTTAAAATGATGGTACTTTTCGGGTTGTTTTGTACGCACTTCACAAAGCTGCGTGCCATCTTCACTGCGGACGAGCAGGCCGAGATAGTGGACTTTGACGTATGTGCCGTCTGCGTTTTTGCGCTCTTTGACAAATGCGCGGTCAAATGACGCGGTTACAAAAAAGCCTTGTTTAGAGGTTTGGTTTTCGCTCATGCTGTTTACTCCATGTTTACGATGATTTCGCGGTTTTTAAATGCCCATTTCGGGCTTAGGACAAAGGCCAAGACTGTGTTGTAATTGTCTTGTGTAATTCTGGGCAGGGCTGCGCGGTATTTCCACTCTGCTACGCGGTTCAGGTAGCTTTCTACCTGCTCAACCCACTTTTTTAACTTGCGTCTCCACTCTTTCGAGCCTTTGGACACAAAAGCAAAATTGCTGTTTGCTACTTTCCACACGGATTTTTTATCCATGCTGGTACGCACGAGCCGATAGCCTTTGTCTTCTGGCAGTCGGCTGTTGATGTGTTTGCTGATGTATTTGGATACGTATCGCGCCAAGCCTTTGCTATTAGTTTTGACCGGCAACAGTTCAGTACGGCCAAAGCCATATTTGTGGACGTTTTCGCGGAGCAATGCCCAAAGTTGGCGCAATGCAGAGTTAGCCGAGCTGTATCTACCTGCGGCGATTTCACGAAAGTTCAGGGAACGCCGTATATCGACACGTGTATTTACGATTAAATGGTAATGGATACGGCCTTTCTTCGTGCGCTCATAGACACAGACGTATTCAGGAAAGTGACGTTTGAGAAAGTTGGTTCTCAAGCTGTGAAAACGGCGTTGCGCTTCTTTCGGATCGGTTACGTCATCGGCAAAGGTCAGGGTTAAAAAGCCGACTTTGTTCAGGCCAAAGGCTTCAATGAACGCTTTGACGTTCATTTCTAGGGCAGTAGTGGATTTTTTGTAAGAAGTGGAAAACTCGTTCAGCGTGTCCGCTTTACGGTTTTCATACTGACTTGGCAACTGCTTGATTTCGCCGCTGTTTGCGGTCTCAATGCAGTTGTTACTATTTAGACAAGGAAGAGCGCGTTCCGCGCTTGCTGAAGCTGAACGGTTCATGATTGCACCTCCGCCATCAGTGCGGATACGCTTAATTGACCGTATAAATCGGCTTCGCCGTAAGTGATTTGGGGATTGTTGGGATTGCGAATAGGAAAAGCTTTGGTTTCCAAGCAATCGATGGTTCCGCAGGTCTCGGAAAACAGGCGGAAGATGTAGGCAACGGGATTTTTTTCAGGTTGCGGTGTAATTGTGTAGTAGGCAAATGTTGACAT